ACCTGAACTACATCCCGCGCTCCCACGAGCCGGTATCGTTCGGGCGGCTCCGCGCGGTGGCACAGAACTGCGTGATCCTGCGGGAGTGCATCCAGACCCGCATTGATCAGATGACCGCGCTGGACTGGCACATTGTGCCGCTCGGCTCTCCCGCCGAACGCCCCGCGCTCAAGAAGAAATACGCCGACGACATCAGGCTGCTGACCAAGTTCTTCGAGTCGCCGGACAAACGGCTCGATTGGTCACAGTGGTTGAGCGGCGTGCTGGACCAGCACTTCGTCTATGACGCTGTCGCGCTCTACAAGCGGCGCAACCGTGGCGGCCAGCTCTACGCGCTTGAGCAGCTTGACGCCGCCAGCATCTCGGTTCTGATCGACGAGAACGGCCGGCCGCCGAAGCCGCCTAACCCCGCGTTCCAGCAGGTCCTGAAGGGGATTCCGGCGGCCGACTACGCCACCTACACGGCTGGCGACCTGATCTACGGCATCAAGAACTGGCGTCCTGACCACGCCTACGGGTACGGCCCATGCGAGCAAGTCCTTGCCTATGCCGAGATGGCGATCGCCCGGCTGCGCGAGCAGATGGCCTTCTACACCCACGGCGATGTCCCGGTCGGAATCATGGAGGCGCCGGTCGGGTTCTCGAATGCCCAGATCACCGAAATCCAGCAGTACTGGGATTCGGTCTTCCTCGGCAACATCGAGCAGCGGCGCCGCCTCTGGTGGGTGCCGGCCGGGACCAAGTACGAGCCGTTCACGAAGGACGTCCTGACCGACGCCTTCGACGAGTGGCTTGCGCGCGTCATCTGCTACGCGATGTCGATTGCGCCGGGGCCGTTCATCAAGGAGCAGAATCGCGCTACCGCGCAGGTCAACCAGGCCCAGGCGTCCGCCGAGGGCCTGCAGCCGACCTCGCAATGGATGCGTCGGTTCGTCAACGGCATCATCCGGGATTGCTTCGGGATCGACTACCTGGGCATCGCCTGGGATGGGGACCGCGAATTCGACCCGATCAAGCAGTCCGTCATCCTGAGCACGGCCGCGCCCAAGGGGGCGATCGCGCTGGACGACTGGCGGGAATCGATCGGCCAGGACCCGCTCGGCGGCGCGTTCTCCAAGCCGATGGTCCTGACCGCCGCCGGCTATGTGCCGGTTGACCCGGACGAGCGGGCCGCACTGACGCCGTGTCCGGGTGGACCGATTCCGGCGAACGACGTGCATGCCCCTCCCGGCGGCAAGCTGCCGAAGCCGCCGCGGCCCGGCCGTGACGATGCCGTGGAGCCGGTCCAGCCCGGCACGCGGCCCAGCGGCGCCACCCGCAAGATGGCGGGCTCGGAGGTCATCTCGGTCGAGCGCCCACTTTACAGCGTCTACGAGCTGAGCGAGTGGGCCGATCGCTATGGCATCGGCCTGGTCGAGCGGCCCGCCGTGACGGTCGCGATGATCGTGACGGCCGGGCTGCTGTCGTGGCCGGTCGACCTCATGCTCAGCCCCGAGATGGCGCCGATGATCCTGGTGGAGCCCGGTCAGATCAAGGTAGAGGCGGATGCGACTGGAGTTTGGCTGGCGCTTGAGTCCGATGAGCTGCGGCGCGAGATGGCCGCGTTTGACGGCTGGCTTGGTGACACGCCGCGGATGCTGGTTTCCCTCGACGTTCCGGACGATGTCCCGCCGAACTTCCCCGGCATGCTGCTGTTCGGGTCGCCGGAGTATGGCGACGACGACTCCGGGCTCGCCAAGGTAACCCACGCCGAGGTCGAGGAGGCCGCGGCCGAAACAGCCCGCGACCCGACCGAAGCCCAGCGTGCCTCCGGCAACTACAAGAAGGGCCATATCGAGATCCAAGGCCTCCCGATCGCGATCGAGAACGCCCAGGGTTCGATTCGCGAAAGCCGGCACGACGGCTGGCGCGCCGTGATGCCGACCGAGTACGGCTACATCGAGGACACGAAAGACGCCGACGGCGAGCCGGTCGATGTCTTTCTCGGACCGGATCCCGAAAGCGCCACCGTCTTCATCATCGATCAGGTGAAGGAAGATGGATCATTCGACGAGCACAAGACATTCATCGGCTACCACCACTGGTCCGAGGCGCAGCACGATTTCATCGCCGCGTACCGGAACGCCGACACTCGCGGACCGGCACACCCCGGGCACCACTTCATCGGCTCGGTCCACGAATGGACCATGGCCCGGTTTAAGGAATGGCTGAAGAGCGGCAAGACCACGACTCCGATCTCGCCGGACGCGATGCGGAAGATGGAGGCAGCCGAAGGCGGCCCCGTCCCTTTCATCGCCACGACTGGTTCCGGTACTGATCCGCTCAGCAAGGCGGCGGCGCATCGCCTGCCGCCGGTGCGGCAGCCCCGAGATGCCGAGGTCCAGGCGATCGCCGACAAGGTCCACCGTGTCCTGACGGCGCTCCGCAACGAGGTTCTGAACGAGATCGGCGACCAGCTCGGCAAGGATGCAGCCAGCGCTGGTGCGCGGGCCAATACCGCTACGTCGCAGATCAGCCTGGACGCGCTCAAGAAGCTGATCGAGATCGAGCCCGATCTCGGCCGGATCGCGGTCCAGGCCGGCAAGGCAGCGGCCGAGGCCGCCGTGGAGGCCGTGGCGCCGGAACAGCATGACGACTCCGCGGTCTTCGACGCCGTGGACGAAAAGGCGCTCGACCACGCCCGCCGGCGCGCCGCCGAGATGGTCGGGATGCGGTACGACGAGGACGGCAACCTGGTGCCGGCCAAACGAGCCGCGATGCGGATCGACGACACGACGCGCGAGATGCTGCGCGGCACGCTGGCCCAGGCGTACGAGGATGGCCTTTCAGCGGCCCAGACGCGCGATCTGCTGAGCGAGGACTATGCGTTCTCGCTGGCCCGTTCGCTGACCATCGCAAGGACCGAGGCAGCCGATGCCAGCATGGCCGGAGCCATGACGGGCTACCGCGAGGCCGCCAAGGAGTACGGGGCCAAGATGAAGAAGTCCTGGCTGGTGGGCGATGACCCTTGCGAAATCTGCCAAGCCAACGCGGACCAGGGGGAAATCGACATGGACGACACGTTCCAGTCTGGTGATGACGCGCCCCCGGCGCATCCCAACGACCGCTGCGACATCGCGGTGACGATCGTCGAGGACGGCGGCGACCAAGGCAGCGAGAGCGAAGAGTAATCGATATGTCTGGTGCAGTCTCGACCTCCGCAGGTGGCGTCACGCCCGTTCTGTTCGCGCCGATATGCAAGATCGACGAAGAGCAGCGCATGGTCTTCGGGTACGCGACGACGCCAACCCGCGACCAGAGCGGCGAGGTCATAACGCTCGACGCGGTCAAGAAAGCTCTTCCGGAATATCTTGACTGGGGTTGCGTGCGCCAAATGCACCAGCCGTCCGCAGTTGGGACAGCGGTCGAAGCGACGATCGACGGCAAAGGTCTGTGGTTTGGCGCCTATGTCCAGGACGATCAGGCGTGGGCGAAATGCAAGCCGACAAAGCTTGCTGATGGAACCGAGCTGCCGGCCGTCTACAAAGGATTTTCGGTTGGCGGCCGCATCACGGATCGCGACCCGGACGACAAGCGCACGGTGACCGGCATCGACCTGGTCGAAATCTCGCTTGTCGATCGGCCATGTAACCCTGACGCTCGGATCGATATCGTCAAGGCGGACGGTGCCGCCCCCGCGGAACCGCTGGCGAAGTTCCTGGGCTGCGGCCCGGAGCCGCTCGGGAAGGCCGGCCACCGCCTCTATGGCGGCACCTTCGCGACCCGTGACGCGCTGCGCCAGGAGGTGCTGACCCACGCCGCCGAGCACGACGCCGCGGCCGAAAAGGCCGAGCAGGCCGCCACGCATCACCGCACCCGCCGCGCCGCCGCCGAAACCGGGGCCGACGCCGTGGGGATCACGGTTCACAGCCATCTGGCCGACGCCAACGCCGCGCTGGCCGAACACCACCGCAACGCCGCCCGCAACTATCGCCGGCTGGCGGCCTCGCTGGCGTCCGGCGGTTCCAAGGAGGTTCAAATGCCTGACAACATCCTCGCCGAGGCCGAGGCCGCACTCGCCAAGATGACGGCGGCGATCAGCTCGGCCAACATCGAGGGCATCACCGCGCTGACCGAGATCCAGGCCGCGCATGGCAGGGCTGTCGAGGAGGACGCCGCGGCCATCGCGGCCATCGCGGCCGCCACACAGGCCCGCGCCACCGCCAACGCGAAGCGCGCCGACGGCGACAAGGACCAGGCCAAGCACGCCGACGCCGAGGCCGAGGCGCACGAGACCGCGGCCCAGCATCACCACGACGCCGCCCAGAGCTACCACGATCTCGTGGCGGAGCGGATCAAGACGGTGCCGTCGGACTCCGCGCACGGCGCCAACGAGGACGGCAATCTCGGCAAGGCGGCCGGCGGCGCTCGTATCGCGCTGTGCAAGGCCGCGGCCGATCACTGCACCGCCCACGCCGAGAAGTGCGGGAAGGCAGCCGGCGAGTACGACGCTTTCGCCGAACGGGCCAAGACCGACAGCCGCACCGAGGACGCCGCAGGCCATGCGAAGTTCGCCGGTACGCTGCGCCAGGTCGCGGATGCCCGCAAGGCGATGGCGAAGAGCTTCACCGATGCGGGGCTTCCGGATCTGGCGCAGCCGACGCAGAAGCGTGCCGTGAAGCCGCTCGCCAAGCTGACGAAGTCGGCCGACGGGACGTGGCTCGACAAGCACGGCGTGTACTTCGGCAAGCGCGACTTCACGGACAAGCAGCGCCAGGATGCGGCCGACGCTGGCCACGCCATGGAGGACGGCAGCTTCCCGATCGAGACCGAGGCCGATCTGGAGGACGCCGTCTCGGCGTTCGGCCGCGCCAAGGACAAGGACAAGGCGAAGGCCCACATCACCGCCCAGGCCAAGCGCCTGAAGGCCACCGACAAGCTGCCCGAGGACTGGCCCGGCAGCACCAAGAAGAAGGGCGGCACGGCGACCAAGGGTGCCGGCGTGACGGTCGATCAGGCCCATCCCGAGCCGCATCCCCAGCAGGATAACGCGGTGCTTCCTACCGGCGAGAGCGAGGCAGACCGACGCGCGCGCAAGCTCGCCAAGGCGGCCCGGAAGGCCAAGAAGCTGGCCAAGGCCGCGCGCTGGGTGGCCAGGGCCGATCGGCTTGTCAAGGTGCGGGCTGCGCAAGGTCAGTCGCAGCCGCTGGCCAAGGCTGCCAAGACCTGCCCGGCCTGCCATGCCGAGATCAAGGATGGCGACACCAAGTGCGCGGCCTGCGGCGGCGCCCTCACCAAGGCGGCGACGATGCACAAGAGCATGGGCTTCATCGCGTCTCTGGCCAGCACCCTGACTGGTATCCGATCGCTGCAGCACGACTATCAGCGCGAGCAGTCCGCCGAGGGCGACACCGATCCAGACGCCGTCAAGCTGGTCGAGCAGCTTCACGAATGGCTGGCGTCCGGCATCAAGCTCCTGGAAGACGTCGTGGCCCGCGAGGCGACGGAGTTCGGCGAGGGCAAGGACGTCGAGCGCATCTGGACCGGCGACAGTAATGGCCCTCAGTACGTCACGCTCGCGGCCCCGACCTGGATGCGCGATCTCGCCGGCGTGCTGCGGGCCAGGGCCGAAAAGCCGGTCCCGAAGGACGTCCGCAAGCTCCGCAAGGCGCTGGCCGATTCGCTCGACAAGGCAGCGCCCGAGATGGAGCGCCTCGCGACGGCAGATCGTCCCACGGCAACCGGTACTGGTTCCGGCAGCCAGGCGCCTGCTGCCACGACCACGACCGATCCGCGATCCGAGAAGCTACTTCGCAGTATCGTGGGCCAGGTCGCGCCGCTGGTGAAGGCGACCCAGGACATGCGGGCCAGCCTGACCACGGCCAACGTCGAGATCGCTACGCTCAAGAGCAAGATCGCCAAGCTCGAGGGCGAGCCCGTGGTGACGCCGCTCCGGCACGCCTCGCGGCCGGCCGGCAGCGCCGTCACCAAGACCGCGGACGGCGGCGCGATCAGCGCCGGTGGTGGTGCCACGGATCCCGCTCCGCAGTCGGCGCTGCTGCAGAAGGTGCTCGCGGTTCCGGCCGGCCCGGAACGCGCCGACGCGTTGCTGCGCGAAGCCTACCTGTCGACATCGAAATAGCTTCAGGCGCCAGCCTTCTTGTCCCACGCCGCGCGGTCGTGCTGGCGCACGCCCCGGCATTTGTCGGATCCGCTGACGCCTGAGCGGCGGCGGTCATAGAGGAGTCTCGAATGGCAACCCGCGTCGTCCAGCCCCGGGATGCGGTGATCGACCGCTTCCAGGCGACCATCAATGGCACGTCGGCCCCGGACAAGAACCGCATCGGCTACATGTCCCGCAAACGCGCCGCCCATACGCTCGATCTCTTCAAGGCGTCGTTCGGCAACCCGATGACCGACGACCAGATGTCGGACTCGCTGCGCAAGAGCGTGTCGGTCGCAACCGGCCTCACCTACTACGATCTGCGGGCCCCGGCCATGAACCTGTTCCCGACCGTGACGCCGATCCGCAACAGCCTCGCCAGGATGCAGCGCGAGCATCCCGGCGAAGCCGCGCACTGGAAGGCGGTCGTGAACACGATCGGCTCCGGCCAGCCCTTCATGGGGTGGGTCCAGGAAGGCCGGCGCAGCGCCTCGATGTCCTACGTGACGTCCAACAAGTCCCTGTCCTACATGACGCTGGGCGAGGAAGACAGCATCACCGAGGAAGCCCGCTTCGCGGCCGATGGCTTCGAGGACGAGGATGCCCTCGTGCAGCTCCGGCTGCTGCTGCGTACCTTCATCAAGGAGGAGGCCGGGCTGATCGGCGGCGACAACTCCCTGCCGCTCGGCACTCCGTCCGCCCCGACCCTTGGCGCCTCCGGCTCCACGGCAACCCTTCCGGCCGGCACG